TTGCTTTCATCGACTTGATACGCGATTCATATTCTTCTTTACTAGGTTTAACATTACCTTCAACTACATCTAAAACGTATTGTATTGTCACAGCGTTGGCACTAAGACTAGCACATCTTGCTCCTACTTCACCTTTAAGATGGTCAAGCAATATACTTTCGCTACTATCAGCTAACACATTTGACAGTTCATGTGGAACTTTAAGATCAACATATGAATAAACGTAGTCATAGTGTGGAACAGGAGAAGAGTGTAGAATGTATTCATCCAAAACTTCAACTCTTTTAAATCCATCAACATCATGCCAAATAGCTCTATTTGATGTTAACTCATCTGGTTGACCAAAAGTTTTTTGTAAATGTTCTGCGTATTTTGCAGGTTCTTTATTTTTCCATTGGGATAGTGGAGAAGATGATTCTTTTAAAAACTGTTTAAACGTCTTCATCTTTCTGTTCTCCTAACATTCACTATACCTTTTTTCTTTTGAAAAATAGGTCTGAGACTTGTTTTTGGGTCAACTATCATATATGATTTAGATTCAGATTTGCTATCTTCTACTCTGTTTGTGTAATGAAGATGATCTATACCTTTTTTCTTTAGAAATGATGTTACATGCTGGTATGGTTTTTCGTAATCATTAGATTCCAAATATCCTGCATCTCTTATCTTTTTTTCCAAATCAGTATGTTCTCTTTTGGTAATATGTTTTCTTCTATGTAGGGAATCTATGACTGAAATAGGATCATGATTTTCTCCATGATCATCTATCTCTAAACCTTTTTTGGGGTTCAATTTGGCTCTGTAAGCCATAACATTTGCTTTGACTCTTTTGGTTTTGCTATCATAATCTGGACCATCACGGTATTGATCTCTTATTCTTGCTCTTGCAGCTTGAGATGTACCAAAATGCTGCATAGGTTTTATCTCTGAAGCATCAAATTTATTTTCTGAGGCATGAAAAAGCACTTGCGAACTTTCGCCTTTTTTCTTTTTAAACCTAGCAGCTTCTTCTAAAAACTGTTTAAAAGTTTTCATCTTTCTTTTCCTTAATTTTTTTTAACAAATCGGCAGTACTGCCTACAAATACAGCTTTCTCAACTGTGATATTGTCTGCGGGCTTCTCAACACCGTCCATCTTTTTAAGCTCTTTTGTTTTTTTCTGTAGATCATAGAGGTCTTTAGTGGCATCGGATACTGTTTTCATGAGTGTAGCAAGTACCTCATACGCTCTAGGACTTTCAGATTCTTTTGCGAGATCAGTTAACTCTTCAATTGCACCATTACCTTTTGTGATAAGATCACGGAATGTTTTGCGTGAAAGATTGTAATCTGCTTTCGAATCATCCTCTTCATGTGGAGTATTGATGATTTCTGGTTCAATCACTTCAACTTTAGTTGGCAATATAACGTGATGCTCAATTCCTAAAGCTTCAGATAAAAATTTATCTGTTTTCATAGTCTATGTCCTACTAGTCAATGTTGGGAAATTCTTGAATGTCTGTTGTGTATCCGTAATCACTATTTGGATTAGCGTTAATAGGATCAGGTTCAATAGTGATCTTTACAACCTTAAGAGGTGATATGTCGAAGCTTGCAATACTATAAACAGCATTGGATGAAAGTGCTCGAATCTGCTCACCTACTTTAAATTGACCTTGTACACCACCAAGCATTAATTTTCCGGTATCTGCTTCCCATTCTAGTACAGAACCGTAAGCTCTTGCAGAGTTGTAGTTTCCGCCTTGATACACAACATCGTCTATAATAAACTTGCCGCCGTTGCCTGATGATGTATTGATACGAGAAATGTATGCGCTTTGCATACCACCCTCGTTGTAGATATTGGCAATGACCTTGCGAATGAGTTTTGGATCTGCAACAGGACCCCAGAAGTATCCCTTCATTGTAAACGTCAATGTTGTGGTCACATAACGAACAGCATCATAATTGCCTTCATACTGCGCGCTGGTCGATACTGTATCAAGGACAATAGGAACGTCTTTGATATATCCCATTTCAGGAATAGGTATAATAGATACCGTATAGTCTGGATTAAAATATGGAAGAATCTGTTCTAGAATATGATTTGCATCATCTATGTTTTTAGAATAAATGGAAAGTTCAAACGAAAAGTCGTAAGGAACGCCCATGTACTGTGATTTAACTCGCGTAGATGTATTATCTTTTGCTTGTCTTAAAAGTGAGTTCTGCTTACGGGCTGCATCATAGTTCATTCCCGTAATCTCATAAGACATGCGCGGAAGTGTTAGCGCAACTTCTTTTTGTAGATCTGGATCTTGTTCAATACGAGTAACGTACTTCTCTTTTGGCCCATAGATGATTGGAACCTTAATTCGATCTATTTCTTTTCCTGTGTCTTTATCTTTGCGGATAAGCGAAATATTATTGAAGATGTTGCCAAAGATGACAACATACTTACGTGTTAGCTGATAGTAAAAATGTGATCCTGATAGCATTATGGCATTCCAAATGGATTTTGTTCTGTTGTAATCATAATCGCATCAGCGTCAGTTTGAATAGGTCTATTGTCTGACAGATCATAGTATGTGAAGTCACCAATATCATCCGTAGTTGCAACAGTCTTAGTAGTATTGGACGTTACACCTCGAATTGGCACATTAGCTGTGAAAACTCCAGTAATATTATATAGTTCTAATTTACCAGTTTCTATATCGTATGTCTTAACTGTACCCTTAGCAGCAGCAAATGCAACATTAGATCCCTGATAAACAAGCTCATCAGTATAATATGTTTGAGAGCCAATTGGTACGTTAATACTTATAGAATATGCATTGTCTTTTTCAACTTCATCAATTTCACTCATACCGGTATCAATTGATTCGCTACTATATCTGAACAGGTCACAACGAAGTTCGTAGATATACGGATCACGTTTACCTGCTGTAAAGAATAATAGTTCTTCTTCGACAAACTTGATTTCAAATAGCTTCTTCATTACAGGTACGTAAATTAGATCACCTTCACGTGGTCGCGCTGCAATGTTTGAAGGAATATATTTTTGGAATGATCTAGCAGAAATAACAAGATTTGTTGTGTCGCGAATATCAAGACCGAACTTAGAGAAGAAATCGCCATCACCTTCATAACCTTCAACGTTTGCAATATATGATTCAATTGTGTATGCGCGAGTAAACTTAGCATTAATGCTCTCTCCCCAAATTTCGTCTATACCATTATATGAGTCGCGAGGAATGTATTGTACATCGTGACCCATAATTTTGATTGACTCGACTATAACATCTTCAAAAAGACGTTGTTCACCTGTGCTACCTATGCTGAAGTTATTGAAGTAATGTGATACTGGCAATGGATTATCCGATCATGAACTGTGGTGGTTCTTCATAAGTATTACGGATCAAATCTTCAATTTCTTTGATCTCAGTAACAGCTTCTTCATATATTTGCTGACCATTCATTGTTATACCACCCGGAAGCTGCATACCGGCAAACTTCTTCATATTATTGCCCCATTGCTTTTTGATAAGCGCCGTGGCATATCTGATAAGCATACGATCGGTCCATACTTTAGGATAAGAACTGGTCTCTAGCTGAATGAATCCTTCAACAATGATCCAATCACCCACAGCTATTTTATTCCAGTTCACATCAATATAAAGTTTTCCTGTGTGTCTGTTATATCTAACAGGTTGTTCACCGTTAAACGTTATGTCGAGTAAACGGAGATGTTGCTGCATCTGTGTAAAATAGACGATTGACCCTGTTGTCAGAAGAGTCAAATCGTTGAGTCTCATCTGATACTGAAGGTCAAACATATTTCGAACACTAGACGTTGAACTCAAGGGGAAAATGCGAGTTACACCTATAATACTATCTGGAATAGGAATGTATTTGTGATCAATATCATCTGCTGTAATTTGATGAGGTAAATACCAACGCTCAACACCATCGAAGTGGAAGTCGCGAAAATACTGTAAGGCTTCGTCAATACGATCTTCTACTTGATCGTCATCAACGTTAATTTCAATGACTGGATGACCTAACTGCTTAAGGCACCAATCTCTAAATTGATCTC